CACAACTGGATGAACAGGTTTACCTGCACCTCCAGGTCAGGGCGATCGAGGTAATCTGCAATCGCATTCTGCAGTGTGGTGAGGTCTTCAATTTTTGGTGTGGGTGTGATTGCCATCAGTGTGTACCCTGGTAGATTTTAAATTGGGAGTGTTCTGGTTGCTTTAACCACCGTTTCCAGTAGTCAGGATTATTCTGTTCGCCGAGTTGGCAGGCCTTGTTCCAGTCGATCATCGGAATCTCGGCGATGGGCACCAGTGCGCTGCCCCTGGACATGGCGTTGCCCACGCCAATATCTTTGAGGTTTTCCCTCGCCTCTTTGACGGTCTCGATAATACCTTCGGTGTCCTGGCGGGTGTGGATGAGGATCTTGCCCGTGTCCAGGTCGGTGTGCATGTTGGTCTGGTGACCATGGCCTGCACTCATGATCGATTTTACTACCCGTACCATAGAAAAAGCCCCAGTGATTACTGGGGCTTATCCTATCACGATTTAACTACTGGGTTTTAAGCAGCAGCGACGGTCAGATCACGAATGACGCCGTGGGCGGCCTCGTTATCAACCTGCAAACCATACTCAACTACGAGCATGTTGGTGTCAGCATCACCGATCTTCGCGATCTTGCTACGCTGGAAGTTACGGAAGTACGCAACCCGGTAGTAGCGAGGGTCCATCAGGAACGCATCGCGTGGACGGTCGCCGAAGTCAGAGGCATACAGCGTAACGCTGTTTACAACTTTCTTCGCAGAGATCATGTGGCGTGAATTGGCACGACCAACAAAGGTCGAAACGACCCGCTTGTTGTATGGACCAACGAACAGCAACGATGGTTCAGCACCATTCTCGTAGCAGGACTGAATGGTGTCATTCAGCATCGCTTCGGTGAACGGGGCCTGGGCACTGGAATCGACTACCGCAGTATTGGTAGCAACAACAGGGTCAACGCCAGTGGTGGCATCGAACGTGGTGTTGGTCTCAATCCAGTTGATCAGGGCACGGGTGGTACGAGCAGTTGTCGCATTACCGTTTTCCTGAATCTGTACGGTGCCGAACATGATGCTTTCACAATCACGTTTCAGTGCCTTGCCAACCAACGCCATCTGATGCGCCATCTCTGACCGCTTACCGGCCGGATCTGATGCTTCTTGCGTACCAGTGATGGTAGCGTCGCGGTGATTGATCTGCACAATCGCGTTCTCACGAACGGTCGGTGTGCTTGCTGCACGATCCAGTTCAAAACCTTCAAGGTCAGCGGTCAGTACTTCGGCCGGCAAGTTTTCAGTCTGCCAGTCAAACAGTACGTTGGACACATTTCTGCGGCCTGCTGCTGTCATCATCGGTGTATCGAACGGGTCGATGTTGTAGATAATATCGCTCAGGTCCTCGCGGTTAGCCTGGGCGTCGTAGGTGGTAAAACTGTCGTCTACCTTTGCCATGAGATTGTTCTCCTAATTGGCGTTATACAAAGTTTTCCATTAATCTCGCCGCGTCGGTGACATCACCGGTGCGATCAAAACGGTCCCGCGCCTGCTGGTTTTGGCGATCACGAACGACTTCAGTACCTCGCGCTGCCCCTGGGCGAATGATAGCCTTTGGACCCGCTGCCTTGAGTTTTTTCTGAACCACGCCGCCCTTCTGGACGGCCTGATCGTACAGCATTGCCTTCTCGAGAATCAAAGCCTGGCGGTGATCAACGATCTGACCAATCTCCTGGTCAGTGAACCCGTAGGTCTTTGTGGCGTAATTTCGCAAGTCCTGTTGGTATGCGTTCGCCTTCTCGGGATCTGCAAGTTCCGGCTTGGCACGAACCATGAGATCACGTTGCCGTGCGCCCTGCTCTGCTGCCTGTCTTGTAAAATCCTGCTGCTGTAAACCCTGTACTCTTTCACGTTCGACTTTCGCCGCGTTAAGCACTTCAACTCTCTGATCCCACGCTGCTTTCTGTTGGGTGTAACCTACCGGGTTGGTGCGTGACAATTCGACCCAATCCGGTTCTTGTTCGCCCCCAGAAGTCAGTTGGTGTTCCAGTGAGGTCAGTAGCGTAACGTATTGCTGACGCTCCGCAACAAGTTGCTGCTGCTCGTCGGTCATATACCGACGTTCATCTGCTAACTGCTGCGTCTTCTTCGTATAGTCGGCCTGTAGCATGTAGCCTGATTGGAGGTCATCGAGGGACACTTGCCTGGATTCGCCCTGCACCGTTACGGTATACAGTTCGCCAGTCTCCGGGTCCTTGTCAATGTCAATCTCTACCGGTTGCTCTTCGGCAACCTGCTGCGTCTGATCTTCGGAGGTCTGGGTCGGTATGTCTGCCTCGCCAAATTGCTCTATCTGTTCTTCCGCTGCAGGTCTTTCTTCTACACTATTCTGGCCTTGCGACGGGTTTATTTCTGGACCTTCATCCTGAAATCCCTGTTCAATCGCACTGGCCGCTTCCTGTGTCGTTCCGGTGTCAAGTTCTTGTACATGCTCACCGGTAACTAATTCAAATCCGCTCATTCTTTGTTCCTTCTTTCCATCAGTTTATGGTTGTCAAGGTAACCTTGTAGTTTTGCCTTGATCCTATCCAATGCCGAAACTTCATGGTATGCGTGTTCGCGCACCCCACCCTGCTCCGGTTGTGAATTTCGTATATCAGCATACAGTTGCTGACGCATTTCTTCAAACATGTCGTCGAACTGCTGGTCAGAGATTATCTGCCGCGCCCACTCCGCCTTGATCGATTCTTCGCTCATTGCTGTGGACCTTGTCCGTTATTGGGTGGCTGTGTAATGACCTGGTGCAGTGCCAGTTCGTCCAGAACCTCGGCACCCTCGACAATCGCTGTGCCCGCCTCGTGTACCGCTGACACGGTAGAACCGAATGCGTCTGCACGGGACTTCGCTGCTGCGGCGTCGTCTTTGTTCGCGGCGGACTGTGACCGCTTCATCAGTTCTGCCTGCATGAATCCGGCCTGCTGCTGCGCTTGCTGCAACTCGCCCTCGAGCTTCTTCTTCTCTTCGGACAACTGCTGAACCTGTGACCCCAGGTCTACCGGTAAGAAGAATCTGTCGGCGTGGAAGTAACCGGACGCCATGACAAGTTCTTCCATGGTGTTGCGATATTCCGCCAACGTACACAGTCCGTTTGTCGGGCCCAACTGCGCCAACATCTGTTCCTGCTTACCTGCGATCATCATCAGGTACTGTATGCGATCCTGCTCGGTGCCCCTGCCCAACGCAACGGCCGGCGCCGCGTCCATACCATCGTTCCAGGCAGCAGGGTCAACCTCGTGCCACTGGTTACGCAGGCGTACGGTACGCACCTGGTCCTGATTCTGTTTGATTGTCTTCAGCACACCGGTGAAGAGTTTCCTGACGCCGTTACTAAAGTGCCGTGAGATCATCTCGATCTGGGTCTGTGCTGCGGAGATAGTATTGCTCACCGCACCCTCTGTTGATGACTGCAGCGACTGTGGGTTCAGACCCATCGTAGCGTCAGAGATCCCAGTACGATCCGCCTTGACCTCGTCCATATAGGCAAGAACGGGCAAACATTCCTTACCCATAAATGGTGTGACGATCTCCCTGATCATGCCTGGCGCCCTGACCCGGATCATCGCACCGATCTCGGGGTTCATAGCGTCATCTATATTGACCTGACCCTCGACGATCTCTTCCCTTGGGAAGATCGCCCGTGAGAGCGAGTCGAGCGTACCCCTGAGCAGGTTGGTCTTGACATCCTGGATGTCCATGACCTTGTCGCTTGTGGCGTTGCCAGTCGCCTTATGCGGGACAGGGTCTGGACAGATTTCTGCGAACGGAACCTCATCACACAGATCGATGGCGAGGTCACCATCGTCCCATTCGAGGATGGTATAAGACTGTCCACCCGCGTAAATTCTGTACATCTCAGCGATACCATCGCCGTCCAGATCGACCTTAAGATAAAGCTCGACCACTTCCAGTTCCCTGAGGGAAGGATCCCCCGGGCTTGTTGATTCGTTGAAGACCTGGTTGTCATAACGCTCAATCGCCTCTTCATTTGTCTCGAGGTTCTCACTACCACCAAACCTCACAACCTGGTCGTACCGGAAACCCAGCGCGACCAACTCGGAGACCTGCATCAGCCGCCGGTGTCCGTAGCACACCGCATCCTCGATGCTCCTGGCGTCCTTACTGATCAACCGCTCTTCGGGTGGTACTGCCTCGACCCTGACCTTGCCATCGTACTGAACCATGCGCTTGGCGTGGCAGGTAATGGTCACGCCCAGGTACGGGTCCTGAATCTCTTCGTACTCATCAATCTCTACGTTCGGGTCGGACGCCAACATCTGGAAGGACATCTGATCCAGACCGCTGTAGTAGCTACCCTCGACCCGTGTGGCCGCTTCCCACCACCACTTGAACACCCCGATACCCTTGACCAGGGCGTCATGAGATGCGCTGTACATAACCGAATAAAAATCATTATCAACCTTCAGCACGACCTCGTTCACATAGTCGGTCGCCTGTTTCGCAAACGGTATATCCTCAAGCCCGACGGGTGAGTACTCGACCGGTGAGCTACTACCACAGAAGATCCGCATGATGCTGGGCAGAATCGCATGCACGGTGTCGTGGACATCCCGCGATACCACCTGCGATCTTGTCTCATCAAGGTCTGCGTCTGTCGATAAGCCATCGCCCTCGTACGCCTCCAACCGTTTCATCCGCTTTCGCGCCAACTCTTCCTCGGCATAGTCAATCGCCTCGCGGCACTGGAACTTGACTATCGCCCTCAATTCTTCTATCGAGACACCTGGTGCCTCCTGACCACGTTCAGTAACCGACATATCAGAGCCAGGGATCGTATCGTTCTCCTCCTCCTCCAGCAACGCCATCATCTCCTCGACACCCGGATCAGCATTCTCATCCTCAATCGCCGGGTCGTGTCCTGCTGCGTAATCTCTTATGCCCACTTATTCATCCTCGGTCAGTTCGCCAAATATACTAACATAATCATCCGTACCCGATCAGCTTCCGCTGCAGCGGTGCAGACGACACCGGCCGACCCTGTGAGAGCGTCGCAGGTTCCTCCGCAAACGTCAGCGCAATACAATCCGCCTTATCCGGCGACTTGACACCCCGCCTCTTCATCGCCTCCTTACTCTCAACCTTCAACTTACCATTACTCATAAATGAATAAGTCGGCGCAATCAACTCCTCGATCAGCGCCCTGTCCTGGGGCAGCACTGCCAAATCGCTCTCAACCCACGCCTTCATATCCAGCCACAACTGATCCCTCAACCTGTGCCCATCACTAAACACCATCGCCGATTCCGCAACATTCACCCCCCGCACCGGCAACTTCAACTCCATCAACCTATCCACAACACCCGCACCAATACCAATCACATCAATCAGTATAATCCTCGGCCGCTCATGCACCGGTGTCCCATCATATTTATGCTTCACCCAACCCGCCAGATTCATCGTGTCCAGATTCGATTTACTCTCCAGCCAGGTAATAACATTACCAATCCTCTCCCCCAACACAGACGAATCAGAACCAAACCGCGCAACATCCAGCGCCCAGTACCTCGTCCCGTTCAGATCCACCTCAATATCCCGATCCATCGCCGCCTGCACCCGTGGCCGCGCAATCAACGTATCATCATCGGTCAACGGAAATTTACCCAACACCCGCACCCTGTACTGGTTCGAGTCCACCCCGTATGTCCGCTCAATCTGATCAATAAACTGCTGCGTCACCCGTGGTGAATCGAGCGAACTCCACGCATACGTCACCCAGTCCGCCTTCAAATCATGATGCGTCCGGTAGAACAAACCACTCAACCGCGTCGGGTTACCGGTCAGAATAGTGGTCGCCCGTTCACCCGACATACTACCCACCGCAGACTCAAATATCTCCTCGGGAATAGCCGACGCCTCATCGGCAATCAACAGCACATGGTTCGCATGGATCCCCGCCAGTGCCTCGGGCCGCTCCTTGGAACTGGTACGCACCGTAATGAACCCCTCCTCCGGTGAGGACCTCAACTCAATACGCTCCGCCTTGATCTCAAACAGTTCCCGAAGAACCGCAGGTAACCTCCTGAAATACATCCTCGTTTCTGCCCACAGCGCATCGTACAACTGGGGCGCAGTCGGCGCCGTCATCACCACCTTAAAATTAATCCTCGTACACGCAAACCAGGTTGCGGCCATTGCCAACGCGGCGGACTTGCCCGTGCCGTGACCAGACCTGACACTGATATGACGCTCCCCCGACGCTATATCCTCAAGCAACTGTGCCTGGGGTCTGTCGGGGGTTATGCCGAGTACGTTCACACAAAAGTCTACGGGTCTGTTTTGATAACGCTGGACGAAGTCCAGGAACGGGTTGCTTATGCTCATATCGGTGGATGCTATCACACGGGTGTGGTGACTGCGCGTTTTGGGTCCCACCCGCGCCGTATCCTCGCGTACGCTGTGCCAACAGGTACACCATTGGTCTTGCACCACTGCGCCACATTTCTTGTTGCACCTCCAATTGTGATATCTATTGGTGATCGTGGGTTGTGAGGCAGGTCAGCACGGCGCCCCCCACGAGACAGCACTGCCGCTGCAGGGACCCAGCCTGCGTTCAGCCTGGAATAGATCGTCTGTGGGTTTAAACCCGTGCGCTCCGCCCAGTCCGCCACGCACATCGCCTCATCCCCGATTGTGATCAGTACATTACTTCGCCTGTTCCGTGCCTGTTGTCCGTGTGAAGCCCACCTGCAGTTCGACTTGCAGTAGTTCCCATTGTTGTCCTTGCGGTCCAGTGTCTTACCCTTGGGACGCTCCCCCATATCCTCCTCAAACACTGCAAAACTATGCCAAGGGGGTGCCACCATTATCCCCCTACCACCGTAGTTCTTAAACGCCTGGTTTTCAGGGTTGTAGCATCTCTGGTGCATCTGCTGCCAGGCGTGGTACAAGGGATTATCTCGCCTTGTGGGGTTAGGCACATAGGTATTGTGGCGAAGACGGGCCTCTACTACCGAGCGTTTGGGTGTGGGTAGTCCCGCACGTCTGGCAGCACGACACTCCGTCTGCCACTCGAAACCTATGCTATCCCGGAGTTTTGCGTTTTTAATTCGCAGTGCATCCAAATCAATCATGCCGTTATGTCCATTTAAGTGTAAGTCTTTATTATATGTAATGTTGATACAGTTTGCAATTTTTAGTTAAAAAATTTTTGGAAAATAATTCTAGGGTGGGTGTGGGAGTACGGTGAGGTATGGGGCGGGTTGGTTATTGAGAAGGGGGGCCATACTGTATCGCGAAGCGATTCATTCTGCTCTGGTTTTGCTCTTGGCAATTTACATGCCACATCCAGGCACAATACCAACACCACACTTAACATAATACACACTAAACGCATAGGTGTATCCAAGGTATTCAGTGTCTTATGTTGATGTATACATAACAGTGCATGATAGTAACCAAGCCAATTGCGCCTCGACGTGGTGAGATGCGCCATACAGGGCAGCTTTTGCGTCTGTAGTTTGCACTTAACCCCTTGAATAGCCACAGTTTATGTGTAATCTAATTGCGTATATTTTGCAAATGGCACATGTAAAATACCTTGATTTATGATATTATTGCGGCTCAGATTTACAAACAAACAAACAAGGAACAAATGTTATGAATGATTTAGTTAAACCTCTCAGCAAAGCGGCATCATTAAAGCTTGCCGTGTCCAATGGTATACGCTTTTCATCCCCATCCAAAATGCCATGCTTTTCATGGTCATTAGAAGCTATTGA